TGATGAAGCAAAAGTAGAGGCTAAGAAATTAGAACAGTTTGACAAACCACCTGAGAATAAGATAGCAAAATCTTTTTTTGTTGAATACACAAAAATTTTGAGAGATAAAATAAAATCAAATAATGAAATAATAGAAAAACTTAGATCTGAAATTTTAGGGTAATATAAACGTTATCTTTAAATACTCATTTTTTAAAAAACTATTAATAACATGACTGACGAAATTCAATCAAAAACAGAAGAAATTTCTAAATCTGTTGATAAAGTCGATCCTATGACTGAAACTGTTTTAACTCTTGTTAAATCACAAACAGACCAAATTACTAGTCAATCTGCTCAAATAGCAGAATTAACTAAGAAATTGGCTGATTTGAAAAAAGAGAAAAACGAGAACCCCGTTGACAAAGGTACAGAAGCTGATAATAAACCAGCAGTATCTTCAGAAGACGTTGGGGACAAAGTTATTGCAGAAAATTATGTTGCACCAAGTCCAAAAGATCAAGCAAGTATTATCGCACCTGCTGATAAACCATCAGGTTCAGATTCAAACAAACTCTCTATGGAGACTAAATCTGAATATTCAGACGATAATGAAGATGATAAAAAAGAGGACATGGAAAAAACTTATGATTCAGACGATAAAATGGACGACAAAAAATCAAAAGATGTAAAGGAATCAGAAATTCAAAAATCTGATAATTCTATCTACAAAGTAGTTGAGACTGTTAGACCAATAGTTAAATCAAGAGAAGAATCTAGTACAATTCCAACCGCATTTTCAATGCTAAAGGCACTTGAAAATGGATTTGGGGAAACAACTAGTGCAGAAGAGGCTCTTGTAATCATGTATCAAAAAATGGAAAATGGTGAATTCGGTAACGGATTTCCCACAGGAGGTTATTAGATAATGTCTAGTAACGCATTTGGTTTCCAAACCATTGATGAACTGGTAAATTGGACTTATAACCAAACACCAGATCAAATCATGAAAGCATCAAATGGTTATAATACTGGAACTTCCGGTGTATATAATCCATTGTATGGTGCAGCTGTATGGGCTAATTTCAACTTAGAGGCTAACTTGTTTAGTGCTCTTCCAAAATATGTTTGGGACTTTTCTGGATGGCGTATCTTTACTGATAAAGCACCAGTATTAGCTGATGCAGGAACAGATAATAACAACTCATTAGGTGGTACCGATGAAGGTGGATTAATTGCAACTTCCATATTTCCACCTGTATTAGAGGTCAACGTTAAACCAAAAACATTACAGTATCCTTTCGAGGCTTCTGAGGTTTTGGAACAACTAGTTGATAACTCTAGAGATGATAATTATGGTTCCTTAGCACAACAAAGAGTTTATGCAGCTGATCAATTCAAAGAAAGAGTTAATTTACAATTGGCCTATAGACCAATTGATAATGATTCTACTGCTGAAGAAAACACTACAGGATTCAACATTGAATCACTTGTAAGGATTGTTTCCGATAGAGCAGAAACTGACTTTGTAGATACTGCAACTTCAACACTTGCTAATGGTGCAATGAATGTTTGGAATTACACAGGTGGTACTGTAATTGACAGAACTACTGGTACAGGTGTAAATACCTTGAATGCAAATGTTAGATCAGCCTCTGGTGTATTAGGTACTCCAGATGTTTTAACTGATTCACTTATCAGAAAACAACTTTCTGATGTGAGAATTGCAGCTGGTAAAGAACCTACCTTTATGATTGGTGGACAGGATACTTATTCCGAAGTTCAATCAATCTACATGGCAGCCTACCGTATTCAAAACACAGCAGACCTTAGAACTGAAATGAGCGTTGGTGTAAATGGTGTAAAAACATTTACAGGTACAGGAGCAGGATTGCATATTAGTTCCGTATATGGACTTCCATATATTCCAACTAAAGATGCACCGGGCGATAGTGGAGATGTTGGAGATCTTTTGATCTTGAATACAAGCTCTGATAAAGCAGCTCCGGGAANACCATTACTTGGTATCCAAGTATTAAAACCAACAGTTTACTATGAAGCAAGCAAGAGACAACAAGGATGGCCTTTCATCAATGGTTCGTTTAACGACAAAGCATTGTATGAGATGTTAGCCGAGACAACTTGTAGAAACTTCAAGGCTCAAGGTAAGATTAGAGATATTCTTTCAGGAATTTAGATATTCCACAACTTTTTATTTTTTTATTTTAACTCAGCGGATGCTATATTTTGGGGTAATATAAGTGTTGATAATATTTAAATAGTAGAATAATTAGGTTTATATTATGACAGTAACAATTAGTTTAAATGCTGATTATAGAAAACTGAGCGATGATGTTAGTAACAGAATCAAAGCAGGTGGAGTTGGTAGAGAAAGAGAAGCTATTGTTGATATAGTTATTGCAAATGAAACTGCAGGTGCAGGTGGACTAATCACAGTTGATTTCTCAGGAATATCACCGGGATTTACTCAAGTTTATGCTTGTGAAATACTTCATAATGACTTTGGTGAAGGACATGCATCTTTTGTACCAGCAACAGGTAATGCAGCTGCTACAGGTAAATTACATTTGGTAGACTTTACAGGTGTTGATTCAGCTGGTTCAGTTACAACTACATTAAGAGTAGCAATTCGTGGTATTTAATCTAAATATTTAAATACTATAACTTTATTATTTTTATTATGGCTCAATTATCAGATGGNGGTACTATAAGTGTTGCTCTTGATTATGAACAATTTGATTTTGATGAAAGTGCTGTATTAAGTACATCTTATCAAAATGTTTTAGTTATAAGATCTAAAAAAATTCGGGAATCAGTAATTATTTTTAAAAATATTGATGCATTAATAGGTATGGATTATAAAATATATGCAAGTTCAAAAAAGGCTCCTGATACATCAGACCTTACTTCTGATGAATGGGTTAATCTTATAAGTGTTCTTGATCAAACTGATTCTACAACATATGATCATAATGCATCAAGATCATTGGATGCTACAAAAAATTGGTATGAAAGTTTTAGTAATCCATATTATATAATAGTGGTGCAGGCAAAAGCAGATTCGGGGACTCCGACATTAAAAATATGGCATCGTGGGCAAAACTGAGGATAAATATAAACATGTCTACATATTATCAACAAAATAAAGAACATATGAAAGAAGGTCATAAAAAATGGTTACAAAAAGATAATACAGAAAAACGATTGGTATGGACTAATGTTTTTAGAGAAAAACATGGAACATATCATAATATGTCGGGAAAGGAATATAAATTAGCATTAATGGCTTGGTCTAGAATTGTTAAAAAAAGAGATGAGTATAAATGTTTAGACTGTAATTCAATTGAAAATTTACATGCACATCATGTATTACCAAAATCAGAATATCCAGAATTTACTTTTATACCTGCAAATGATATAACTGAATGTAACGACTGTCATTGGAATATTCACGGAGGTCAGAATTAAATATGTCATCATTAGATACATTTACATTAGATAAAAGTGCATCTGGTGGTGCAGGTGGAAGCGGTACAGGATTTACAAATCTTATAGTAAAATCAGTAGATGAAACAAAAAATAATGACAATATATTAGCTGATGATTTAGAACTTTCTGTCCCTGTAGTAGCATCATCTGTTTACTTTTTTGAATTTATTTTGGTATTTGATAGTGCTGCTCTAGCAGATCTAAAATATGCTTTTTCATTACCCGGAGACGTTACAAATAATAAAAAACTTGCAAGCAGTTGGCAATCAACAGGTCAGGCTTTAACAAATTCTACAACAACATCACAATTTATAGCTACTACACCACAACCAAAAATTATACAGGGCACAGGTGTATTTACAACAGTATCCGCAGGTACATTTGCATTGCAATGGGCACAGAATACATCAGATGCTGGAAACACTATAATGAAAGCAGGCTCAATATTAAAGGTGATGAAACAGCAATGACTGATTTTACTTTTACGTATAGAAATGAAGAAGAAAAATCAACTACACTATCCCAACAAGCATTACTTAGGAGAAGAAAACTAAGTGATACATTTAATACTAACAGTCAAACAAGTGGAACTTTAGTTTTTACCGATGTTCAGGATTCGCAAACTCCAAGAACAGTACAAACAATAGATGTTTTTCTAAAAAAGTTGGCAAATGATCAAGGTATAAATATTGACGAAGACGCTAATAATGTAAAAAAAGCGGCCGACAAGGAAAAACCACCTAAATAATTGACTTTCTCAGATACACAACCAATAGATCTTACAATCANTGAGATACAAAGACCAACCAGACCACAAATAACAATTCCAAATTAGTTAGATGATGATTTATATGGAGAGAGGAATTTTAAATATGATAAACTTTAATATGATAAACATAGGGATATAATTATGGCTTCAATTTCTCTTACTCCTACAAGTGGATNACCGGGANCTATAATTACAGTGACTGGATTAGCCTTTGCTGTACTTACTAATATTACTATAAAATATGAAGGAATAACAGTTGTTACAACTCCTACAACTGTTACTACTGATGGTTCGGGAAATTTTAG